CTGCTGCTCGCGGAAGGAGAAGGCACTGCCCTTGCGGGCGACGAGGTAGTCGACCATCGCGGTGATGATCGTGTTCTCGCGGTTCTGCCATGTGAGCGACCAGCGGACGTCGAGGGCGTTGATGCCGTCCAGTGTCCGCTGTCTGTAGCCGTCGCCGAATTCCGCCACCTTGAGCCGCACCTCCTCGCTGCGGCCAAGCGGTTCATCGGGAATCCAGCAAGGTACGGAACCGTCGAAAGACATTAGCTCGGGACCCTCCTAAGCAATCCGCCCGGACGGGACTCCTTGACGAGGACGGCTTGAACGGCCTGATCGATGCGCTTACCGAGTGTCCGCGCGTCGTCGTTGTTGGCGGTCACCATGCCGGTTGCAACGTCGACACGGACGTCGCCGAGATAGGTCCTCGAATTGTCGACCGATCCCGCGCCGCGCCGGGCTGTCCTCGGGATGACGATTTCGCCCTTCTGCAGGATCGCCGGGAATTCGTCCGGCATCAGGCCATTGTGCAGCCTCGGTGCGCCCGCAAAGACGCTTGGCGAGACCCTGCGCATCGGCGCGGTGGAGCGGACAGGTCCGCCATTGTGGTAAAGGCCACCGGGCACGCCGGGGAAACCTCCCCCGCCAAAGAGCCCGCCGAAGAGACCGCCACCACCGCCAAAGAGACCGCCGAGCGCGTTCTTGGCGAACATGGACTCGATTGCCATGTTGATCATGCCGTCGATGACGCGGTCGAGCATGTTGCGGAACGCCTCACCCGCAGAGACGCCGTTCCTCAGATCGTTGACGAAACCGGAAACCGCTGTTTTCGCAGTCTGCACGATCTGATCGTTGTATTGCTGTTGTGTCGCGGTCAGCTTTTTCTGCGACCGCTCGAAGGCTTCGATTTGCGCCTTCGCTGTGGCGACGGCGGTCGTGTGCTGCAGGATCGCCTGACTTTGGCCGGCGGTGACCGTGATCCCCTGTGACCGCAGCGCCTGCTCAATCTTGAGTGCTTCATTGGCGGCTTCCTGCGCCACCTTGTTCTGGTCGATGGCAACCGTCGATGCGCCGAGTTGCGTCACCTGTTGCTGCAGGAGTTGCGCTTCTTCGCGCAGGTTCTGCAGCCGGCCCTCATAGCTTTTGGCTTGATCGGCGGCCGCCTTCTGGCCTTGCAGCTTACCGTATTCGTCCGCCGTCTTGCGTATGTCGGCCAGTTCTTGCTCTGTTACCTGCCGACCGGCTTCGAGGGCTTCCTTTTCCTTCTCACGCCTTAGCTCGCCATATTTGATCTCGGCTTGCTGTTTCGCGATCTTCTCGTCGATGCCCTTGTTGATCTCGCCGCGAATGCGCAGTTCATCCGACAGTGCGGCATTTTGCTCGCGCGTGTCTTCGGTGACGTCCTTCGCTGGCGACCAGTCGCTACCGGCAAACATTGCCGCTTCTTCTCGACGCCGGTTGAAGTTGACTTGCCCTGGTTTGCTGAGACCGGCGATTGCGTCGGCCACTTGCCCCTTGTCGCCCTGCTTGATCGCCCTCGCGACGCTGTCCGGGAAATGCCCGAAATTATAGGTGAGCGATGTCAGCGCCGCTTGCTGTTGCGTGCTGAAACTGCGCCACATGTCCGGCCCGATATCCCGGATGATCATGCCTTGGAATTCGGCAACCCGCCGGTTGAGGTCGGCCCTCGCCTGCGTCAACGTGACGACCGTGTCCTTGGTCACCCGCTGCACCTGGTTCATCTCGTCGACATACGTGTCGGAACCGAAGCCGACACGCCACGCATCGAACTCGCCGGTCGATTCCCTAAAGTCGCGGTAGGCTTCCGGACGGAAATCCTCTTTGCGTTCGATCAGGCTGAGCGCATCTTCGGCACTCGCAGTGAAGGACTCCCACCCTGCTGCGGCGACGTCACCCAAGCGCGAAAGAGCGCCGGGTAAATCCACGCCATACGACTGCAGGATGCCGTCTGTCGCCCGCTGCCATTCTTTCAATTTTTCGAGCAGGCTCGGGACGGTCGTGTCGGTGAATGTCTTGAGGATGACGTCGAGGTCGTCGAATTTTTCGCCCAACTGCTGGATACCACGTTCCGTTTTTACGGACTCGGCAATGAGGTCCTGCAGTTCATAGACGACCTTGCGCACGGCGGGCGGCGCATTGACGCCGAATTTCGCCAGCGCCTCGTTGAGTTCAACGAAACTGCCCTCGCCCTTATCGATGGCGATGATCATTTGCTGAATGTCGTCGGGCAGGTCCTTGAAGCGGTCGGAGACCTTCCGGTACCCCTCCTCTATCAGCCCTGCCTCTGTCGTCAGCTTTTTGTATTGCTCGCTAAGTTCGCGAGTCCGTTCGAGGTCTCCCCGACCGAACGCTTCTCTGATCGCCTTTTGCAAGCGCAGGCTTTCGGCTATTGCCTCCTGCCCACGGACCTCGACACTGACTTCGATCACGTTCTCCCTGAACGTCTTCCGCAAGTCGTTCAGTTCGTCCTTGACGCGTTGCGCATCCAAGAGCCGGGAGGCGTGGCTCGGCTTGCCGATCTCATCGAGCCCCTTCGCCGCGTCGCCATAAGCATCCTTGAGACCGGAGATGGCATCGGCGTGCCGCTTCCACACGTCGTCGGCCTTCTTGGCTGCCTTCTCCGACTCGGTGAAATACTGAATGAGCGCGCCGGTCCCATAGATCGCCGCCGCCGTAACCAGCGTCTGCCAGTTAAGAAGGGACCTGAATGCGCCCATTATCGCGCCGACCTTCGACGTGCCTTTGTCGAGACCGTCGAGCGCCTGCGTGATCTGCGAGGTCTGCTGCGCCATGATGGTGAATGGCGACGTGCCAGCGAGAAGGCCCTGAGCGATATCGTTCAGCTGGAAACCGATGTTGCGGGTGACCTGCTGCGCCTGCCGCCCTGCCCTCTCCATCGACTGGCTGATCTGCCTCGACGCTTGATCTGCGGTCGGGCCGATCCTCCGGAAATTGTCGTTCACTGCGTCGGTGGTTTGCTTGGTGATAGCACCAACCTGCTGCATCGACCGGCGGATCGAAGCGATGTCGGCCGCGATGGCGAGGACAAGCCTGGTGTCTTCTTGTGATGTAGCCATGTCAGTGCATCCGGTTCACGGGAACGGCTGGTTGCTCCTGCATCCATTCCCAAATTTCATCCTTCTCGCGCTCGGACAGCGGGCCTCCGCTACTGTCTTCCGCATTGCCGTTCGCACGGTTCCACCCATCCACGGCGGCACGGAATTCCCACATCGACATTTGGTCGACCTCGCGTGCGGTGAAGCCCATGGCCGCGCCGGACCCGTAAATGGCGGCGAACCTCAATTTGCCGTTGGGGAGGTCATCGACTCGCTCACCTCGCCCTTGAGATTTGCCGCTGGATGCTCCCCCACGGGTTCATCCACCGCTCCAACAAGGCCCGCGCCGAGCACCTTCTGCGCCAGCGCGACGTTCTCCATCGGCGGTCGCCCGTCGACGTAAGTGATGACCAGTTTCAGAGCTTGAGCCGGGGCCATGCCGCCGCCGATCAACCCGCAACGGATGACTTCGCGGATGTCTTCGACCTTCCACATGCCTCTTTCGAAGAGGGCGAAGAGGACGAGAGGCCCCGTGTCGCGAGCCTCCTGCAGCATCTTGATCGCCCCATTATTGAGGCAGAAATCATAGAGGCCGTCCGCGAACGGTTCAGCGATCAGTCGGGCATCCCGATTGGATTCGATCTCCATGGGCTACCTCCTCATGCCGGTATCCACTGATCGACGACCGCGCCGTCGGACTGCATGTTGACGTTGAGCGTCACCCTGCCCGCCTGCTCTGCGCCGAATGCGAGGTTGTCGACCTGGAACATGCCGGTGTAGACGAGCGTACCGGTCGAGAACTCGATCTCGACTTTCGCCGGGACGGACTCGACGCTGTTCCATGCCGCATTCCAGTCGCCGACCGATTCCGCCGCTGCGACCCCCTCGCCCGTGATGGACGCTGAGAGGTTCTGAGCATCGCGACCGATCCATGCGACGGCGTCGGGATCGTCGCAGTCGGGGATGTCGACTTCCTGCAGGTTCTTCGCCAGCGTGAACGACTTCGATGTGAAGCCGCATGGCGCTGCATAGACCGTTGGTGCTGGCGGCTGCGCCGTAACGCCGGTCGTCTGTGGAGCCGCAGCTGCGGATGTGTTGACGCCGACGAGGGTGAAGGTGTTTGCCGGTGAACCGACACTGGCAATCTCATGCGTGCCATTGGCGGCAGTCATGCCGGTCCCTGTCGCGCCAGCGATGGTGACCATCATGCCGTTGGTGAACTTGCCGATATCACCTGCAGCGACGGTAACGACCGCCGGATTGGTATTCGAAAGGCTGGTGACGGTGACAGCGGCCGGTGCTGCGCCGGAAACGTCGCCGAGAAGCACCCGGAACTTCCCGAATTTTGCTGTGGTTGGTTGTGCCATGATCTGCGCTCCTTTCAGGCTGCTGCGCGCTCGACAGTGCTGGTGATCTCAGCGATGCCGTGGTTCGTAAGGCCGTCCGGATCGCGAAGGACGCGCAGACGGGTGACCTCGATCGTCACAAGGGCGTTGATGGAGAGGGTGAGGGTGGCGTCGTGAAGCGAGTTGCGGATCGCATCCACGATGATCTTTGCTTCCGGGTACCCGACTGCACGACTCCACACATCGATCTGGACAGTGATGACGCTGGTGCGGATGCAGTCGGCGTCGTCGGCAAATTCGTCGGACCCGGCATAGACGATGTACGGATAGACCGGGCTTTCCGGCACGGTGTCGTAAATCCGATTGCCGACCAGAGCCGCGACGTTCGGGTCGGCCTTCAACCAGGCGATGATCGCACCCTGCAGTTCGAGGTCCGGAGAGAAAGGCATCAGGCTGCCTCCTTTTCGGTGACCCTGCGCTTCTCCATTGCCCGCTTGATCGCAACCCGCATGGCGCGGGCGATGCGCCGGCGCATGTTCTTTCTCTCTGCGCGGTAGACCGGGAAGATGTGCGGCTGCCGCGGCGAGCCGGGATGGCTGACCTCTGTAGCCGACCGCAATTGGCCGTCGCTGCCCCGGAAGACGAGCAACGGCGCGCTCCTCGCGCGGATGGCATGCGGGTTCGTCCCGAATTCGAGGAAGTGCCAAATCCACTCGGCGAAGATGCCGGTGGCGTTCGGGTCCTTCGTCATCTGGATACTGCCCGATCCGGCAAAGAGCTTCTTTCCGGGGTGGTCGGCGAGGCGGGCCGCGTGGATGGAATCGCGATAGGTGCCGGGCGCGCGTCCGGGTCGGCGGTTCTCTGGCCGACCGACCGGCGCATGTTTCTTGATCTTCTCTGCCAGATCGCGGGCGACCTTCATCTGCATACCGGCGATGGCGATCTGAATGTTGGGGTCGATCAGGTCCAGCTTTGCGAGCAGTTCCTGCCGGTTGACCCACGTGGTCCTGAACTTAGCCACCATCGGACTTCGCCCTCGCCTTCGTTTCCGGCTCCTGCAGTTCGGCCGCGCCTCTGGCGACCGCCTCGTCGGCGCAGCGCCTGGTGACGTTCGCGACCAGTCCGGCGGGATAATCGATCGTCGAATTGACCGTTGGCTTGAAGGAGAAGTCCTTCTTGAATTTGACCCAA